CGGAAGCGAGAGTGGAAGCGCCCACTTTTAATTTATGATAGAAAAATTTAGAAAGATATTTAAAGGCTTGGAAGAAAGATTTGGGTACCATGTACTTGATCAAAGTAATGGTGACGGTAAAAAATCCGGTACTTCATTTACATCTTCTTATGCACACACAGAAGAAATGTGGAAGGCTCACCTAGAAGGGATTAAGTTTAATGTTAAAACAAAAACAAAAATTATACAAGCAGATAGTCTAGGTCTTTGTCCTATCTCAAGTGATAGTAAATGTACTTGGGGTGCAATAGATTTAGATGAATATAAACCTGATGTAAAAGAATTATATAAAAAAATAAAAAGTTTAAATGTGCCAGTAATACCTTTTAAATCTAAGAGTGGGGGTATACATGTTTACATCTTCTTAACAGAAGAAGTACCTGCATTATTATTAAGAGAAAAATTACATTCAATAAAAAATATATTTGGAGATTGTAAACCAGATAAAATATTTCCTGTGCAAAAATATTTGAATCTTGAAAAAGGTTCAGCGGGTAGTTGGATCAATCTTCCATATCACAATCATAAAGATACCGTGAGGTATATGATAAAGGAGGATGGCTCCAGGGCCACTCTGGAAGAGTTTTTTGAACACTACGAAAGAAATACAGTCACTCCCAAACAACTCAAAACATTAAAATCAAATATAGACGAAGGAGACTCTGGAGAATGGTTCCAGGATGGTCCTCCTTGTATGCAAGCACTTGCAAAATTTGGTGTACCTAAAAGTCAAAGGAACGAAGTTCTATTAGACATGACGAGGTATGTAAAACAAAGATACCCTGAAGATTGGAAAGATAAAACTTTAGAATATAATAAACAGTTTTTTGAACCTAAAGGAAAAGGCATGGGTTTCAGTGAAGTAAGTGGAGTCATAGGATCTAGAGAGAAAAAAGATTATGTATATAGATGTGACCAAGATTGGTTAAAAAGTTATTGCAACAAAGAAGAATGTATTAAAAGAAAATTTGGTATAAGCGGGTCATTAAATAGTGAGTTAGTATTAGGTCCTTTATCTTATGTAACATCCAATCCTAAAATTTGGTACTTAGGTTTTAATGGTGAAGAGGTAGGTCTATCATCAAAAGAATTAGTTAAACAAGATTTAGCAAGAGAAGCTGCAACAGAACAAACAGGTAAGACACCACCTAAAATTAAAAATTGGGATATGCAGTTACGAACACTTCAAGAGAAAGCTACAGAGATAGATGCACCAGAAGAAAGTTTACCAACATTCAGATTGAAAACAAGTTTGGAAAGTTTTTGTTTTAATACTAGAGTGACTAAAGATAAAAAGAAAATATTATTAGGGAGGCCTTTTGAAGATGAGTCTACAATTAGATTTACTTTTGGAGACTTCTTTAAATATATAAAAGCAGATGAGTGGAATATTACTCCAGATGTAACCCACCAAATGTTAAAAAAGATTCCTGGTATTACAAGAGACAAGTTTCATATTAAAGAAGGTGTAAAACGATGGGTGTATGTTTTACATAAAGAACAGTTTGACAATGAACCTGAAGTAAAACAAGAAGCTCCAGAATACGTTAGCAAAGATAATGAAAGTGCATTTTAATGTTAGATAGATTTTACAGGAGAAGGTATAAAATATTAGGTGGACCTGGTTGTGGTAAAACAACTAAAATATTAGATATTTTAGCTGATTATATTAAAGGAGGTATTAACTTAGATCAAGTTTTATTAATTGGTTTTGCCAAAGCAACAGTGCAAGAACTACAAGCTAGAGTAATTAAAAAAGGTTTATTAACAGAGAAGCAGGCTGAATCAATTAAAACGATACATAAGTTTTGTTTAGATCAAATAGGTAAACATGACATCTTAAATTCTAGTGTAAAAACAGATTTTAAAAAAAGAATGGCATCTGATCCTGACACTTGGGTTATGTTAGACGACGAAAAGTATGACCGGGAAGATGAAGAACCCGCACAATGGACAAAACAAGAGGATAAAAAAATGGCTGTTTATTATGACATAATAAATAAAGCACATCACAAAATAGGCTTTGATAAAAGACATAAATACAAAAATGATTTAGATAAAATTTTAAATTTTTTTGGAGAAAGTGAAAATGATACATATAAGAATGTACACACAGGGCAGCTAACTTATTTTTATACTAATCTTCAAAAGTTTAAAAGTCAAACAGGGGTTATTGATTTTGAGGACATGTTATTAAAAGCTTTATACCCTACCGTGGAATTTCAACCATACAAGCTTGTATTAGTAGATGAAGTTCAAGATCTTTCAAAATTAGAATGGCAGGTTATATCTAAGATAGCACAAAAAACTGAAGAATTATTTTTAGTAGGGGACGATGACCAAGCTATATTTGGTTGGAAAGGGTCTGATGTAAAAATTTTTCAAAAATGGCCTTGTAGGAAAGAAAATGTTACACGTTTAGAAACATCTCACAGGCTTCCAGGAAAAATATATGATTTTGCTTTAAGCATAAGAGATGACATAAAGCATAGATTAGGTAATGAGTTTACATGTCAAAAAAGAATAGACCCAAGTAAGAAGGATGAAGGGTTTATTGGCTACATAAATGGTTTAGATGAAGTAGAGGGTTTAAATAAAGATTCTGAAATTATTTTTTGTGCACGAGCCAAAAGTTCTTGTAGAAAATACGCAGAGTTTTTAAAATACAACAATTTAATATGGTTGGAAAAATCACAAAGTATGGATGATAGGGGTAAACTTAAAAGTTCTTTCCCTAAAAATTGTAAAGAAGTAATAGAGTCTTGGCATACTTTACAAGAAGGACATCCGATTAAAGGGACTGATTACATAAAAATGGTGAAAGAAATAAATAAAGACTTTATTTCTGATAGGAAAAAGACAGCCTTATCTAAAAAAGATACAGCACCACCAGAATTGCATGTAGCAGATGCTTTATTTTCTTATGAAGAATTAAAAAACAAATATTATTTAAATGCACCATTAGAAAAAATGTGGCACGAAATTTTTTATTTTGATACTACAAGAGTTCAATCAGCTAAAAAACCTAACGCCATATTTAAAGATAGAGAAGACTTTAATGACTATCTAAAAGGATGTTGGGAGAAAAATAAAAATTTAACAACTAAAATTATAATATCAACTATTCACGGTGTAAAAGGAATGGAGGCTGAGAAAGTAGTTTTATCTGTTGAATGGGGTTATTCATTAAAAGCATATAAGATGGGTGATCAAGAGAACGAAGACGAAGAACTTAGGGTTTGTTATGTAGGAATTACTAGAGCTAAAAAAGAATTATATCTATTTGAGCTACCTGGTGAATACAGAAACCCTTTTCCACCATTACAAACTTACTTAGGAGAAAAATATGACGGATGATACTATATTTGATGATGCATTTCCACAAGATAAACAAATCGGAGGATCTCATTACAAAAACTTTAAAATACAACCATACGAATTTATTTCTAAAAACAATCTCTCATTCTTTCAAGGATGTGTTGTGAAATATGTTTGTAGATATTTACATAAAAATAAGATAGAAGACTTAGAAAAGATAATACATTATTGTCAATTAGAAATTAAAAAGATGAAAGATACAAAATGATACAAAAACCTTTATTTGCTGTACAGACAGAATGGTTTCCACCAGATGATTTTCCAGATCTATCAAAGTATGATGAGATTTCGATTGACTTAGAAACTAAAGATCCAGATTTAAAAACAAAAGGCTCTTCATCAATGAGAGGACAAGGTGATGTAGTAGGAATTGCAATAGCCGTTAAAGATTGGTCAGGTTATTATCCAATAGCTCATGAATCAGGACCTAACATGGAAAGAAAAAAAGTTCTTGGTTGGTTTCAAGATGTACTTAAAACAAAAGCGGATAAAGTATTTCACAATGCTATCTATGATATGTGTTGGATTCATAGACTAGGGCTCACGGTTCACGGAACAGTTGTTGATACAATGATCATGACTTCTTTAGTTGATGAAAATAGATTTAGATACGACTTAAACTCTGTAGCACAACACTATACAGGAATAGGTAAAAACGAATCCGCATTACAAGAAGCAGCAAAAGAATGGGGTGTTGACCCTAAAGCAGAGATGTACAAACTTCCTGCTATGTATGTTGGGGAATATGCTGAACGAGATGCTGAAGTAACTTTAGCTTTGTGGCAAGAACTTAAAAAAGAAATAGAACACCAAGACTTACAATCAATTGTAGAGTTAGAACAAAAAGTTTTTCCTTGTATACTTGATATGAAAATAAAAGGTGTAAGGGTTAGTGAAGCACAAGTTGATCAATTGGACCATCAATTAAAAAAATCTTACGATAAATATATAAAAAGAATAAATGATGACACAGGTATTTACCCTGAAGTTTGGGCCGCAAAAAGTATTGAACTTGTATGTAACAAACTAGGTATCGATGACTTTGATAGAACAGAGAAGACACAGAAACCTTCATTTACAAAAAATTATTTAAAGAATCACAAGCACCCAGTGCTTAGAGCAATCGCAAGTGCAAGAGAACTTGATAAACTAAAAAATACTTTTTTAGAATCTATTAAAAACTATGTCTACAATGGTAGAATACATGCAGATATACATCAATTAAAAGGAGACTTTGGAGGAACTATAACTGGAAGGTTGTCTTACTCTAAACCTAATTTACAACAGCTACCTAATTATACTAATGTCGGTATGGGTATTAGGTCTATATTTATGCCTGAGGAAGGTCATAGATGGGGTTGTTTTGACTATTCACAGCAAGAACCTAGGCTGGTAGTGCATTATGCTCTAGCAACACTAGGAACGACTGGAGTAGCATCTATTGCGGACAGGTACGATGAGGCACGTGAAAACCCAGATGATCCAAACATTCAATTAGCAGCAGACTTTCATAGTATGGTAGCTAATATAGCAGGTATACCTAGAGGACAAGCAAAGACAATTAACCTTGGTTTGTTTTATGGTATGGGTAAAGCTAAACTACAAGCACAATTAGGTGTTACTGATCAAGTAGCTAGAGATCTTTTAGCAACGTATCATAGTAAAGTTCCTTTTGTAAAACAATTGATTCACCACACAATGGACCGTGCTCAACAAAGAGGTTGGATTAGAACTATATTAGGTAGAAGATGTAGATTTAACATGTGGGAGCCGGCTACGTTCGGAATGCATAAACCACAAACATTTGAAGATGCGTCCATGGAACATGGATCACGGAACATTAAAAGAGCATTTACATACAAAGCATTAAATAAATTAATCCAGGGTAGTGCGGCCGATATGACCAAGCAAGCTATGATAAATCTAAGGGAAGCTGGTATTACTCCAATGATTCAATTACATGATGAGTTAAATGTATCCTATGAAAATGAAAAAGAAGCTATTAAGATAAAAGAAATAATGGAACAAGCTGTTCCTCTTAAGGTGCCTAACAAAGTAGACTTTGAAGATGGAGAATGTTGGGGGGATATAATTAATAACCAAGAAGAGCAAGTAGATAAGGATTTTTAAAAAAATAATAAAATATGTCTTACTTAAATGCTAATATTCCTGTACAATACTCGCAAATAAAAAAGGAGTATTTATATGACCTTACCAGACATGTGGGAGAAGTTGAAGACTGTATCATCTTCGGTATTACATCACTTACAGGTCGCGCTATCTTATTTCACGCGATCATGGAGAACGGTGCAGTATTTTATCGCCTGCCAATTAGCGCGTTTATTCAGCGAGGATTTGACCGATCACAAGTCCCCGAACAACGTTTGGATGAACTGGAGCTTTGGAATTCTTTCAGTTATTATCCTGCTGTTACTACTTGGGATCTTTTAACAGCATCATCCGGCAAATATATTGGAAAAGATAAGAAGTGGTATCACGGCAAGTATTTATTTACCGTTGACTGGGGCCACCCAGATGCTAATATACTGAACTCTGATCATTCAGAGATTCCGCACGAACACAAGTGCGCTCACATAATTGCGTTAGACAACGGCAACTATGCAGCACAACCTAACAACAGATGTATCTGGGACCTACCTTCATTTACTGTGAAGGACAACATTCCTGACTGGAAAGTACAAACTTCAGAATGGAATGTAGAAGATACCGGAGCATGGAAAACAGAAGACACCGACAATTTCTTTTATGAAATCGAGGAAAAAAAATGAGGAATTTAAATTATGAACATTGCAGAACTATTCAAAAAGAATTTTGTATTAATACCGGTTATAGCATCTGTCTTGTTCGGAACGTTTACTGGCGTTAAGTATATTGTTAATCTAACAGACACTATTAATCAATCAGAAGTTCATATTGTTAATCTTGAAAGAGATCTAACTAC